GATGGCAGGCCTGGAAGGCTATGACGTAAAAATTAAACTTCTATAACCTCACCTTCTAAAGACAAGGTCGCAATAGCGGCCTTTTTTATTGTGCATCGTACGCGCATCAATGCAATTGATATTTATTATCGTTTGCGGGTCCTTTCCGGCATATCGGCTTGGTACGGGGCGTCGACCTCGCAGATTCTCGCTATTTATGAAAATTTTCAGGTATTTGCCGTTTCCGTTCTTCTTCTGGCTATCTCGCTGGTTTTACTGAAAACACCCCTTCAAAAGAAAGGAAATGGTGAAGCCCAGGAAATGGTGATTTGGCGTCTGTCGTTTCCTTTCTCTGTTTTATGCAAGGAGTGAGCAATGGAGGTTAACAAAAAAATCTTATCCGAGATTTTCGGCGTCAGCGTTCGCACGATTCAGAACTGGCAGGATCAGGGGATGCCGGTAGCGCGTGGAGGCGGGAAGGGAAATGAGGTGCTGTATAATTCCGCCGCCGTTATCGAATGGTATTCAGCGCGTGACACTGCGATTGAAAATGAAAAATTACGGAAGGAGGTCGAAGACCTGCGGATTGCTTCAGAGTCTGACCTTCAGCCAGGAACGATTGAATATGAGCGGCACCGTCTCACCCGAGCACAGGCTGACGCTCAGGAACTTAAAAATGCAAAAGAGTCCGCTGAGGTGGTGGAGACCGCATTCTGCACGTTCGTGCTGTCGCGGATAGCCGGAGAAATTGCCAGTATTCTCGATGGAGTGCCTCTGTCGGTTCAGCGGCGCTTCCCGGAACTGGAAAACCGACATATTGATTTCCTCAAGAAGGACGTCATTAAGGCCATGAACAAAGCAGCTGCGCTGGATGAAATGATACCGGGGTTGCTGAGTGAATATATCGAACAGTCAGGCTAAGGGGTTGCAGCACTCTGTGAGTGCGGGACTCCGTTCGCTTTTCCGGCCCGAGCCGCAGACAGCTGTTGAGTGGGCAGACGATAACTATTACCTCCCGAAAGAGTCTGCTTATCAGGAAGGGCGCTGGGAAACCTTACCCTTCCAGCGTGCGATCATGAATGCCATGGGCAACGACTATATCCGTGAAGTAAATGTCGTGAAATCTGCCCGTGTTGGCTACTCAAAGATGCTGCTCGGGGTGTATGCGTATTTCATCCAGCATAAGCAGCGAAACTCCCTTATCTGGTTGCCGACTGACGGTGATGCCGAAAACTTTATGAAGTCGCATGTCGAGCCGACAATCCGTGATATTCCCACCTTGCTGGCGCTGGCTCCCTGGTATGGCAAAAAACACCGGGACAATACCCTCAGTATGAAGCGTTTTTCAAACGGGCGTGGATTCTGGTGTCTGGGGGGAAAGGCCGCAAAAAACTATCGCGAGAAATCCGTCGATGTGGCGGGCTATGACGAACTGGCCGCCTTTGATGAAGATATCGAGAAAGAGGGCTCCCCGACCTTTCTGGGTGATAAGCGTATTGAGGGCTCGGTCTGGCCCAAGTCCATCCGCGGATCCACGCCAAAAGTCAGGGGCACCTGCCAGATTGAGCGTGCCGCGAAAGAGTCGCAGCACTTTTTGCGGTTCCACGTTCCCTGCCCGCATTGCGGGGAAGAGCAGTACCTGAAATTCGGCGATAAAGAGACGCCGTTCGGCTTCAAGTGGACGCCGGGTGAGCCTGCCAGTGTGTTTTACCTTTGCGAGCATAACGCCTGTGTGATTAAGCAGCAGGAGCTCGATTTTGCGCAGGCCCGTTACCTTTGCGGGGAGACGGGGATCTGGACGCGGGACGGCCTGTGCTGGTTTTCATCATCCGGTACCGAAATTGATCCACCTGACAGCGTCACTTTTCATATCTGGACCGCCTACAGTCCCTTCACGACGTGGGTGCAAATCGTCAAAGACTGGATCAAGACCAAAGGGGACACCGGCAAGCGCAAGACTTTCGTGAACACCACGCTTGGTGAGACATGGGAGCCGAAAATTGGCGACCGTCCCGATGCTGACGTAATGGCCGAACGTAAGGAGCACTTTGGCGCCGCGGTACCGGACCGGGTGGCCTACCTGACTGCCGGTATCGACTCCCAGCTTGACCGTTATGAAATGCGGGTCTGGGGCTGGGGGCCCGGCGAAGAAAGCTGGCTTATCGACAGGCAGATCATCATGGGCCGTCATGACGATGAAGCCACTCTGCTCAGGGTTGATGAGGCTATCAACCGGACATACACCCGGGAAAATGGGGTGCAAATGTCGGTTTCACGCATCTGCTGGGATATCGGCGGTATCGACCCGACCATCGTTTACAACCGCTCGAAAAAGCATGGCCTGTTCCGCCTGATACCCATTAAAGGGGCATCTGTCTACGGTAAACCCGTTGCCAGCATGCCGCGCAAACGCAACAAAAACGGTGTTTATCTCACGGAAGTGGGAACCGATACGGCAAAAGAGCAAATCTATAACCGTTTCACCCTCGTGCCAGAGGCCGGTGAACCCCTCGCCGGGGCAGTGCATTTCCCGAATAACCCTGAAATCTATGATTTAGCTGAAGCCCAGCAGCTGACAGCTGAGGAGCAGGTCGAAAAGTGGGTGGACGGTAAGAAAAAGATCGTCTGGGACAGCAAAAAGCGACGAAATGAGGCGCTCGACTGCTTTGTCTACGCACTTGCAGCCCTGCGGATCAGCATTTCGCGATGGCAGCTTAATCTCGATTCTCTTCTGGCAAGTCTGCTGGAGGAAGACAGCGGGCGTAAAAATCACAAAACCCTGGCGGATTACGCCCGGGCATTATCCGGAGAAGAATAATGGCGACACAGGCTGACCTGGAGGCAGCACGCGCTGCATTACATGACCTCATGATGGGTAAACGGGTGGCAACGGTACAGAAAGATGGTCGAAGGGTGGAATTTACAGCTACCTCAGTCAGCGAGCTGAGAAAATACATTGCTGACCTTGAATCTCAGGTTGGCTCCACTTCACGGCGCCGGGGACCGGCAGGGTTTTATGTATGAAATTACCAGCTTTAGTGGGGCCGGACGGTAGAACATCCCTGCGCGAATATGCCGGGTATCACGGCGGTGGCGGCGGCTTTGGCGGCCAGTTGCGATCCTGGAATCCGCCCATCGAAAGTGCTGATGCGGCGCTCCTGCCTAATTTCTTACGTGGAAATGCCCGTGCTGACGATCTTGTACGAAATAACGGCTACGCAGCAAACGCCGTGCAACTTCACCAGGATCACATAGTCGGGTCATTTTTCAGACTGAGTTACTGCCCGAGCTGGCGTTATCTTGGCATTAAAGAAGAGGAGAGCCGCGCGTTTGCCAGGGAGGTGGAAGCCGCCTGGTATGAGTATGCTGAAGATGACTTTTGCGGAATTGATGCCGAGCGCAAGCGAACGTTTACGATGATGATCCGTGAGGGGGTCGCGACGCATGCATTCAACGGTGAGTTGTGCGTGCAGCCCACCTGGGACAGTGATTCAACGCGGCTTTTCCGCACGCAATTCAAAATGGTCAGCCCGAAGCGCGTGAGCAACCCGAATAACATGGGGGACACCCGGAACTGCCGTGCCGGTGTCAGCATAAACGATGCTGGTGCAGCGCTGGGCTATTACGTGAGTGAGGACGGTTACCCGGGCTGGATGGCACAGAAATGGACGTATATTCCCCGGGAACTGCCCGGGGGCAGACCATCGTTTATCCATGTGTTCGAGCCGCTCGAAGACGGGCAAACCCGCGGCGCTAACGTGTTTTACAGCGTGATGGAGCAGATGAAGATGCTCGACACCCTGCAAAACACGCAGCTGCAGAGTGCGATCGTGAAAGCGATGTATGCAGCCACCATCGAAAGCGAACTGGATACGCAGACGGCAATGGACTTTATCCTCGGCTCTGACAGTAAAGACCAGCAAAGCAAAATGACAGGGTGGCTCGGTGAGATGGCATCGTATTACACCGCGGCGCCGGTTCGGCTCGGTGGTGCCAAAGTCCCGCACCTGATGCCTGGTGATTCACTGAATCTGCAGTCAGCACAGGATACGGATAACGGTTATTCAACCTTTGAACAGTCACTGCTGCGCTATATCGCCGCCGGGCTGGGGGTGTCATACGAGCAGCTCTCGCGTAACTATTCCCAGATGAGTTACTCCACCGCACGCGCCAGCGCCAATGAATCCTGGGCGTTCTTTATGGGTCGCCGCAAGTTCGTCGCAACCCGGCAGGCCTGTCAGATGTTTGTCTGCTGGCTGGAAGAGGCGATTGCGCGCCGGGTTGTCACGCTCCCATCCAAAGCCAGGTTCAGCTTCCATGAAGCGAGAACCTCATGGGGCAACGCAAACTGGATCGGTTCGGGGCGTATGGCTATTGATGGCCTGAAGGAGGTGCAGGAGGCTGTAATGCTGATCGAGGCCGGTCTCAGTACCTATGAGAAGGAGTGCGCCAAACGCGGGGATGACTATCAGGAAATATTTTCTCAGCAGGTACGTGAAACTATGGAGCGCCGGAGCGCGGGCCTAAAACCTCCGGCCTGGGCGGCAGCCGCTTTTGAATCCGGGCTGAAAAAATCAAACGAGGAGGATAAAGATGACGCCAGAGCTGCGTAATCTCCCGCATATTGCCAGCATGGCCTTTAATGAGCCGCTGATGCTTGAACCCGCCTATGCGCGGGTTTTCTTTTGCGCACTG